CTTCTATATTCTGTCCACGGGTCTGCCATATATCATTATTTGTCGTAGATAAAAGAATATTTACCGTGAGGAGGATATCCTCTCCTTGCAACTTTTTTAGCTTTTTTCCTAGATTTTTCTCTCATTTCTTTTAGCAATTCTGATTCAGCTAGGTCTCTTACTTCTTTTAATGTCTCCTTACTCGCCATACTTTTTCTATTACCAACTATGCCTCTTCTTTTCAATATCTCTTCAAACTTAACATCAATCATTTCATTAGTGATTGATTCTGCACCTTTATATTCAGGGTCTGCAAATTTACCAAACAAACCAGCTTCTTGAGGAGCTATATCATATGATGTCTTATTTATTTCAGCTTCAATTTTG